ATTGCCAGTGGTTTCGTCAAGCTCTAATGCTTGATTAATGTTGCGTAGATACCACGGTGCTACTTGGGTTGGGTCTGGTGTTGCCATTGTGTTTCTTTCTTATATTGACAACGTTAAGTGTAGTAAACAATCTCACCTGTGGTTGGATTGTATGCCATTTGATAAAATCCTGCGGGCAATCCACTGGATCCACCGTTCTCAATGCCTGCGGCAATCTGTGTTAATGCACCTGAACTATTGCCAATAAACACTTGATCGGTAGTTTGGTCAACAACTAGCTCGCCGGGTCTAGCATTGCCGTCATAGTTTGCGAGAGTTACCTGAGCGTTGTCTTTCATTACAGCACGGCTGATGCCTGTGATGTTGTTGTATGGTGGTGGGTTTGCCATTATCGTGGATATCCTTTGAATGCCTTTACAGGACTTTGTGTATCTACAAAGGCAGGTTCTTCACTGGGACCACTTGACACCAGTCGTTTACCGCCAGGTGTGTTGGTCATTTGTAATGCGGCATCAATGAGTTGATCAACTCCTGGGGTCATGCCTGCAACAATGCCGTGTTCCCCAAATGCAGTCTCGTTGTGCCATTCAGGTATGTCGGGGTTAACTCCGTCGGCTTTGCCAGCATCACTTCTTGCTCGGGCTAGAGCTACACCAAATCTATAATTTCTATATGGGTCAGCGGCTGACAGCCCAGGTACCACATAGGTGTAACGCATGGGATCGGCCTGCTCGGGAGGCAATTCAGATGCCTGTTCTGTGATAAACTCACGTGCTCTCATCTTGGATAACCTTTGAAGCCCACAACAGGGCTTGCAGTATTCACTTCTGGATGTTCTTCGCTGTCCAGGTCGCCATTGTTTAAATCTTTGTAGTCTGCGCCAGCGGCTTTGAAAGCTTGCTTGAGCATGTTTTGTTCAATCTTGGTATAAGGATGTGCAGAGCGTTTTTTACCTACCCAACTTTTGGCATCCATCTTGATAGGTGTGTTTGATCCGTCAGCCATGGCCACTGCCATCATCACGCGATTAAGAGTATAGTCACTGTTTGTTCGTTCAGCATCACCGAACACATCAAGACCCACAGTGGCAGCTTGTCTGCGTGTGCCTATAGTGCCGTCTCTTTCCGCAATGAATTCACGTGCTCTCATTATGGCTGCCAGACGCCAACTTGTCCTGAGCTTGCGGTACCAACTTCTTGTATAGTGGCGTTAGACCCAGTGATTGTGAGTTGATTGCCAACTCCTACCCAAACAGTCACACGATTGTTTGCAGGAATCACAATGGGATTTGAATATAAATTACCAGTAGACGGACCATATACTAAATTTACATTGTATGTAACTGTGTTTGTACCTGTGGATATTCTAGCTTTATCTGTGTACCATGTTTGACTACTGGCTGATGTATAAACGTTTGCTTGACTCATTTGTTATTTTCCTTTTTTACCATGCTCGGCAAGACCAATAACGTGCTTTAGTTCTTGGCCCTGGGTTTTCGCAGTTGTGTCTTGCTCTAAAACTCTTACGACGTGCAGGGTCAGATTTCTTGATCTTCATTGTCTTTTGGCCAGCACGTTTAGCACTTGTGCCACCATGTCCAAAGTTTACTTTTTTAATGTTACCGGTGCTGGGATCTTTGACATAAACTTTAAACTTTTTAACATCACCACGCATGGGTTTGCTCAGCGGCACGTTACGACCTTGATACTCAGCTTCGGTCATTTCAACTTCATCAGACTCGTCTTGATTGCTTTCAATATAATCTGCGGCTGTGTCAACATAGTCTGCGGCTTTGTTGATTTTTGACTGTACCCATTCTGGCATGTTTTCATTGTCGTCTAACATGCCTGTGAGTCTACGAGCGGCACGAACAATGGTTTCAAGATCATCTTTGGCCATATCGCCTTCTTGGTCGTATTCTCCGCTGTCAATCACATCAATATCGGATTCTTTTACTTGATCAGATGAATCATCTAGTGTGCGGATAACGTCTCGTACCCAACCACTAACATCGCTGGATCCAATTTCTTCTACATCCCCAACCCACTCGGCAACATCTTTAACAGCATCCATCACTGCCTGTGGTCCATGACGACCTAACAAACTCGAGTGTTGCATCAAAATACGATGTAAGATTGCACGTTCAGCCGGAGATGTTTCATCGTCCAAACTTTCGTGTACTCCTGGCATGGGATTAGTGATATCTGTGTCTATTTCTTTTGCTGCCAGTACTCCAGCTGATTGGTCTTCGCCAATGCTATATCCCATACCTGGGCTATTTCCTACTGCACCATAACGACGAATTTCTTCAGAAGTAAATCCGTGAGATTCCAGCAGTTCAATTGCACGAGCATCAGCATGAAGAATAATATCGTTTCCAACCACATCAACAATGTGAGTTTCTACCAGGCATTGATCTCCGTAGTCAAAGGCAAATGTGTCGCCCACAGCAGGAGTAGCGGACCACTCCTCGGCTTCAGTTAGGTAATCTTTTAATGTTTTCATTTTGTAGAATAACGTTGATATAATTCCCACAAACGGGCTTCTTGGCTTTCAGCCACAGGACCAACTGATCCACGAGCCGGATCACGGTTGACCACAGGAGTTGTTGTTTGTCCAGTAGTCTTAGGACCGTTTAATCCACCACTGAGTGTTTTGGTCATTGTGTCAATTCCAGCATACTCAGTGTTGTCTGCGCTGTTGGCCAACTCTTCGTCAACTTGATTACAACCACATTCTCTAGAACCGCAGGATGAGCAAACTTCTGAGTAGCCGTCACTGCCACCGCCCATGCCAGCCAACTTTAAAATTTGTGCTAGTTTTCCTGCATCTTCATCTGTGGCAGATACAGTAATGCTATTGTGTCCTTCGGAATCTGTAGAAGCATTGATATTCATGCCTTCATTGAGTTGTGCCATTTTAGCATTGAAACTTTCAGCTAACTTTGCTTCGTACACGCCTTTGCCAAACATGCCGTTGGCTTTGCCTGTGCTGGGTGCAGTTGCAACTGAACCTGCCACTGTTGTTTCTTCAACTTCTTTTTTCTTGGTTTTCTTTTCAGGCAAACCTTTGTGCTTGGTGCTGGCAAAGTCTTCTGCATCTTTCTTGCCCATGCTTTTGGCTGTTTTAGCAACTTCTTTTGATGCTGGCTTTTTGCCTTTTTGTGCGGCATGAACCATGCCCATGAACTTTTGTTGCTTCTTGCTAGTTGCTTTTTCGTCCAATTCTTCTTCTCTAACTTGTGCATTACCGGGCTGATTGTTTTTAATCATTGTCATTGCGGCCCACAGTGAGCTTTCAAGACGACTGGCAAAGCCTGGTGGCATTTGTCCTCCGCCCTGAGCTTTCTTAGCAATTGCACGTAGTTCTGCAAGTTCATTATAAATTTCTTGAGCTTGGCCTGAGTCTGAACCTTCTTTGGTCATTAGTTTAGAAGTACCGCTTGGTCCTTTGGCTCCAATGCTTTTGCCTGTGCCTTTTGGGCGTCCTTTACCGCGCTTGTCTCCTGCGGCTGGTGTGTCGTCTGTACCCACGCTGTGGCCAGTGTTGGGATCAACTCTGCGTGTTACTTTGCGGCCAGTTGCTGTGTGCTCGATGTCATGCAATGCTCCACGCTCAATACTACCAACTTTGGGTCTTTCTACACGTGGACGCTTGTGTGCTGTGAATGGGCTGTTATCTTCTTTTTCTTCCATTTCGGCACTACGGCCCATGCCGCCACCTAGTGCTTTCTTCATGGCTTCGGCAGCCACGTCACCTAGCATTTCGTCAACTTCTTTCTTGGCGCCAGCAATCTTGTCAGCAAAAGTGATTTTGTTTTTGGGTTCGGCTAGTGCGGCAAATGACTTTTGTTTAGCAGTCATTGGTGCATCAGCTTCGGGTAGATTGGGTCGTGCATGTGTTCCGTGTGCATCCTTAATACTGCCTTTGAGACTGGTGATTTGGTCTCTTGATGGCATTCCTTTTCTTGGCCCACGATCTAGTATGTTGTGCTTGATGCCGCTACGGCCAATACCTTGTCCTTTTTGTAAAGGATCGTTGTGATCAAATTCACCACCACCTTTTAGATTCTTTGAGCCAGGATAGTCATCTGGTTTTGGACCATTGTAGTAGTCATCCATGCTGTAATCATCGTTTTCATAGTCAGGAGGTTCTTGTGTGTACAGTTTGTCTTTGTACTTGGCATCGCGCCATTTGGCTGCTTCTTTGACTGGATATTCTTTACCGTCAACTTCAAATTCTTTTTGTCCAGTTGCTTTAGCGTTTTGTAATGCACCGCTGAATTCATTGCCTTCTTCCATGTCGCCTTCGTCCATTGGGTGGCCGGTAGGTCTAGCACCAGTGGGCTTCTTGCCTGTTTGTGGCAAGCCTGCTTTGCGTTGTAGGTCACGGATCATGTCTTCGTCACTGCCATGGCCCAATGTATCAAGGGCCTTCTGACCAACTTTCTTTACACCACTGCCAATTTTTTTAACTACATTGCTCATGTCTTCATCAAATGCATCACCTATTTTGTCGCCGGCAATTGCGCCGCCTACTGCTCCTAGTGGACCAAGAGCCAGTGCGCCAAGACCTGCGCCAATGCCAGTTCCGATCATACCTTCGTCGTACTTGTCGTGTTTTTTGCGAACAGGATCCAATGCCTTGCCTTCACGTCCGGCCTTGGCCAAGGCTTCCATGCCTTCCTTGCCGTATTTTTCATAGCCCTTGGCAGCACGGCTCATGCCTTCATTTAGAGTTTGTTTATCAGCCAAGTCACTCAGCTTCTTGTTTAAGTCGTAAAAAAATGTCATGTTGTTTTCCTTATTTCATGAAGCCGGTTGCAGGCTTGGGTGGTCTTTTAATTGTTGTCATTGGGCTTTTGACTCCCATTGGCAATTGATTTGTTGTCTGTGCAGGTGCAGTCTTGCCTCCGGCCACAGTCCAGTTGGCATCCTTGGCAGAATTTTTAACAACTTCATGTTCGCTAGGTTCAGCGGCATAATCAGCTTTTAATTTTTTCTGTTCGGCGTCTGTTGGTGGCAAATCTGTGGTTAGCAGATCCTTTTGATTTTCAATGCCCAATAACTCTTTGTCCATACCTTCAGCCCAGTCACGTTGGTCCATCACAATGCTGTTTGCATCAAGACCCAGTAGTTCAGCAATCTGAATCACCTGTGGAGGAGTAGCAGGGTATTTGAAACTAACATCAATGATGTTTACAGACTGATTGGCATGGTCTGGGAACCCAACTGGTTTGGATAAAATTGGGGTTTTCTTTGGCTCAGAGATTTTGATTGGGTCGAATTTTTTTAACTTTTCGTTAAAAGCTTTCATAAAACCACCTGGCAAATCACCAATGATTTTAATACGATAATCAAAGGTTTGAGCACTTTCAATCAAGTATTGTGCAAATGTTTTCATATTTAGGATCCTATATTATATTTATCGATCAGACGTCTTTGTGTTGGTTCGATCGACTATTCTGCTGAGTAATTCATTACGGTCAAGCACAGCACCTTGACCAGTTGGGATGTTGTTATTGTTAACATCATCTTTATCTAGTTTTGCTTTCTTTAACTGTAGATCAATCATCTTTAGTTTTTTATTCATCTTGGCAGTTTTTGCTGTGATAGCATGGCCTAGCATCTGGCTGGCAACGCTAAAAATTTCACTGGCAAAACGGCTGTCTACCTGCATGCCAAGATCCATGAGATTGTCAAATTCTTTAGTGGCCTTGGCTGCCAGTTCATCCATTTCCTGATCACTGGCTTCTAGTCCTCGAACCGCAGGTAATGCTGCCTCAATCTTGTCTAAGGCATCTAGAGTTTCTGGTAGTACTGGGAAAGTGGGCTGTGACTCGGGTGTCACAACAGTATCTTCAGTGTCTGAAGATGGAAGATCAAATAAAGATTCAAGTTTACGAGTCATGCGGTATTTACCGCATTATTTGTTACCGTTCTTGAATATATCGTCTTCGGTAATTACTCTAAAAACCAGTCCTTGACGCTGGCACCATTTTTGGGCACTATCCCATTTTGCGTAGTTTACAGCAACAACAGCACGGTCACGTTCACTCATTTTGCCTTCTATTACACTTTGCTTTTTGGGTTTGATTTCAATTACTTCAGCAAAGGTTTTGTTATTTTTTGTTCTGTATGTAACTAAAAAGTCTGGAATGTAATTAGAAATTTTACCAGTCAGTGGATGACGATAAGGAATAACAATAGACTCACTGGCCCATTGAAGTATATTATCGTTGCTGTCGCAAAATCGCATAAACGCTAATTCCCAGCCACTGCGATAACGAGGGCTACCGTTACCTACATATTTTTGTGTGTTTTCTACTTTATAAACACCTTGTGCAAACTTACTCATATCAATACATTACGTGCGGCATAGTAATTGGGAACAACTGCTGAGTTAATTCCCAGTAACGTTGCTGGACTACGCATGCCGTTCAGATAGTAGGCCAGTGTGCTGTTCAATTGTAGTTGATCTTGATCGCTGATTGCATCCAGGATTGTCAGCACTGGTGTTTGTGTTTTGCTAGCAATTCTAAACAAAGTTGTTGTAAAATTTTGAGCTGCTAATTTGTCTTTCATTGCCTGAAAGAAAAAACTATAAACAATGTCGTACTCGTTGGTGTCTACTTCTTCAGAATAGTTGTAGAAAGTATCAAAAATTCGTACAGTTAGATCAATCTTGGGATTGATTTCATTGATAGAACGTGCCATTGTTAGTTCCTAGGTGGAGTTGGAAATAGTGGTGCTTGTAAGCGTTGCTGAATACTGGTCTGGCCGCCAGGTTGTGCTCTTACGGCGGCCGGAATGGTTGTACGCAATACATCCTTGAGTCCGGCATTGGCTTCTTCTTTGATAATACTCTGAAGATTCTTTCCTTTGAATGTGCCGTAAGCTGTGCCTGCTTTTTGTACTGCGCCAATAATACCTGCAACAGATCCACTTTGTAGGTCTTCATAGATACCAATACCGGCATCCAACAATCCACCTTGGCCAATTATGCTGGAAGTGCCGCCTGGACGGCTTAGTGGGCTCTTTTCCTGGTCGTAGTAATTTGGATCAGCAAAGCCTTGAACGTTTGTGTCCGGTCTAACTGCACCAATTGCACCACTATAGTATTTTACAGTTTCGTAATTAATAGTCATTGAGTTTTGCATAACGCCATCCCCTTGACTGTAATCATAAGTGTCGTGTGACCAATCAGAGATCATTGGGTTGATTAATACGTATTCAACAAACTTGTGTTGATTAAATCCGTATATCGAAATGTCTCTAAAGAACGCAGGCTTTCCGCCTGCGGCATTGGTACCATCAGCATAGGCTTCTCCAATATAACCCCAGTCGTTGATGAATCTATCATTGGCATAGATGTCTCGAGTATTGTATCCAAATCCGGCTGTTCTGTTGGCATTTGCACCCATGGAGCCGTTTGTGGACGTTTGTCCTCGATAAGGTTGACTAGGATCTTTGTAGTAGTAGCTGTAGTAGTTATACCACATTGTGCGAATTAAATCTCCGCCGTCATCATGAAAGTCCACTTGACAAGGCTGATAGTTAATTTTTTTCTGTACCAGACGTTTTCTATTGTACTGGTTTAGTGTTTCTACTTCGATATTGAACTGCGGCAGTTGAATATTTTTTACCAAAAGTCCAACTGTTGATTGTGTTCCTGCCTGAAAGACCTGTCTCAAAGAAGGAATTTCAGTGGTGTTGATATTAAAATAAACGTGGAAAAGAAACTTAAATCTGGGCAGGTTTTCGTAACCATTGGTACGAAATGTTTTACTCGCATGTGTATAATCTTTGAGATAATCGTTCCCAAAGAATGTTTTAAGAAAGTCCTGCCCAAATGCCATGTGCTAATTAGCCGCTGACTACGTTGTTTACAGTACGTGCAACAGTAGCACCAACACCAGAACCAAGTGGAGTCTGGAGAGCGTTGTCGAAGCGAATCTGCATTGTGATAGTTACAGCTTCACTTGATGCATAATTCAAGTCATTGTAGTTAACATTAGACAAGTAGCAACCATACAATTCCCAAGTCTCAAGAACCACTGGAGTATATGCACCGTTTCCACCGTCTAGAATTTCACACTTGGTAGTGAACTTGTAGTCAATACCTGAAGCGGCACTAGCCTGCTCATAGAAATCCAACTGCTTCTGTAGTTGTTCCCCGACTAAACGAGCAACTTGACCACTAGCGTCGTCACGTAGGTTAACAGTAACCTGTTCCCAACTGTGTTTACCAGCAACATATAATTTGCTGTTATAGATATCAATTGGAATTTCTTCAAATGTTACCGATGGGCGAGTAAAGTCAACCACCTGCTTGGTCAATTCAGTACGCGGTGTTGCAATACCGAAGTTTTCAAATA